AAAATTATGACACGTTCTTTATATGAATATTATTATGTGATGGGTAATAATATTGATGTAAAATATGATCCTCAAATTAAAGAAATTGTTGAGAAACAACTTGAAATGTCTTTAATATGGTTTGATTTTGATTGATTTTGTTTTATTTTTTCATTATTAATTATAAAAATTGAATATTCTTATATTTCTAATATTTACGAAATGGCAAATTTGCGTGAATTCAATAGGAGATATAAGATGATGAAGGAAGATAGAAAAACAGATTTTGAGAAAAAGAGAGATAAAGAGTTTTTAGAAAGATGTCAATTAGCTCAATTTCAAATAAAGTTGAGACGTTCTTTATATGAATATTATTATGTGATGGGTAATAATATTGATGTAAAATATGATGCTCAAATTGAAGAAATTATTAAGAAACAACGTGAAATGTCTGTAATGTGGTTTGGAGATTTTTAATATTTAAAGACATATTTATTTTTTTAATTATATTATGAAAACTTTATTAAGAACAAAAGAATACTTCATAATAATGAAATAGAAGTGATGATATTAGTTATTTAATAGCAAATGAAAAAGAAACGGATATAATTTCATATAATAAAACTGACAAATTTTATTTATTATTAGTTGGTATTTTGAAAATAGATAAAAATAATAAATATTATTATGAGGTTTTATGTAATAGAGAAGGTGATATTAATGTTGAATGTCCTAATGGAAATATCAATAAGTTATTATATGAAACAAAAGAATTCCTAATATTTAAGATTAGAAGAACCTACTATTTATACATTCAATGATTTATTTAATAAGTTTAAAAACTAAAATAAAAATCCTATATTTATTACAAAGACGAATATTTATAAAGATGGAATGTGTGGGAGTTTAAATGATTATACCATTAAAGGAGGTTGTTTGGATGATTATAAAGCATATATTAAATAAATTCATTAATTATTTCCAATTCTATTTCTTCAAATGTTTTATTTTTCTCATTTAATTCATAAGGAATAGATGATAATAATAATGATAATTCTTTGATTTGGAATATAAGAGAGCATTAATTTTAATTCATGATTTGGATGCGGATTATATTTCTTAACATATTCTTCATAATTATCATAAATAAATATAGCATCTTGAATTATTTCATCTAAATAATTATATTTAGGATTGAAATAATTTAGAATAAAATCGCCATTTTTAATTCTATATGTTTTCAATTGTTTTATTTTATCTAATAATGGGAAAATCTTAATAATTTCATGTGGAGATTTGTTTATCAAACTATTTAATGAAACTAATTCTAAAACATCATCATATTTTTTCTTTTTACAATCTTTAATAAAATGTCCTTTTAGACCACAATTAAAACATTTGTCATTCGCTCCATAACTTGACAATTTTAGGAATTTAATAATATCTTCACCTAATTCTATTTGACAATATGAACCTCCTCTTACATTTTCTATACCATATTTATCCATATAAATTTTAGTATATTTATCTTCATCGTAATCATCACAATCTGGAATTAGTTCAATTACCTTTAATGGATTATATTTTTTAGTCCATTCACTTCCATTAGATTTAAAATGATTTTCTAATCTAAAATGCGGATTATTTGTTTTCCCTATATAATATTTTTCATTTTCTAATTTAAGAACATAAATATAAACCATATAAAAATTAATAAAAATAAATTAAATAATGAAATCATTTTTTTTATTTAATTTATTTATTGTTTGTTGTAATTCATTTATATTATCACCGACACCAATATATTTACCGAGAAAAGTTAATTTATGTTTAAAGAAGAATGATAATGATGACTATGATTTAATAACATTGAAATATCATATTTTTTATAATGTAATATTATATTCATATATTTATTATCTTTTAACGATAAATAAAAAATGACATAAAAATAATAATATTATTTATAGATAATGACTGAAACAAAAAGTTTATTAAATTATACAAAAGAACCATTTGAAGAATGTGGGAAAGTTCTTGCTTCCCTTTCTAAACCAAAGATTAGTAAATTAATTATGACTAAATATGAATTTGATGCGATTGTTTCATTAAGAACTACGCAAATTTCGATGGGTGCTATTCCATTCGTAGATATCGTAGATGAGATTAAATCTAATATTGATTTGAGAAAAGTTGCTATACAAGAATTAAAAGAAAACAAAATTCCTTATATAATCAAAAGACCTTTACCAAATAATAAATATGAATATATTCGCATTAGAGATTTAAGTTTATCTGCCGTTAAATATATGTTCGACCTCTAAGGAGCTTTTTTCTCATTTTTAAATATATTTCCACAATTATCACATACATACAAATATTTCATTTGTGTTGGATGATATTTGATAGGAATAATAATATCAGGAACATCGCATTTATCACATTTAATTTCATCATCCTTAATTCTTCTTAAAGATGGGTCAAATCTCAAATACTTATTATTATATTGATTATAGAATAAGTCATCATCGGTATATACCATTTCACTTACTTTTATTGGTTTAGAGGTTTCTTCTTCTTTCTCAAAACCACAATGACGACAATATTTAATCAACTTTGGATTATATGCGTGAATTTCTTTTTCCTTATCATTACCATATTTGGCGGGACATTCGCTACTTTTAATATAAATCATATTTGAACAAACTTCACAAAATTCCATTGTCTTTATTAAATGATTATATTTAATTCTAATCATTTTTTTATATGAGTATTTGACATAAAAAAGCTTCTATATACATGGGTTCTCTACATTTATTAGTATTATTAAGCATTTCATCTAAATTCGCACTAATATCAATTATTTTCTTATAATTTTTTTTATCAATTTTCAATAAATCTTCGACAATTTCGCGAATTCCTATATTATATTGACAATATTTATAGGATAATTGGCGAATATCACTTAGAGAATATTTGGAATTTATAAAGGTTTTTAAGGGTGGATAATGAAGATTACAAAAATCATCATCAACTAAAAGAGGTTCATTTATTTCCGTTTGACTTATGAATATATCAAATATTATATTTCTATTTTCAATTAAATTCTTATTCAATTCTCTTTTAAGATATTTATAATAAATCATTTGAATTTCATCTGGTTTAAATAAACGAAGACGGAATAAAAAGAACCTGCTTTTAATAGGAAGTTCAATTTTATTAATTTTATTCGTAGAACAAATGAAATAACAATTATTATAATATCTTTCTAGGATTATACGAAATGCGAAGAAATTCTCATTTAATCTATCAATATTTTTAATAATTATTAAATGTTTATCACTATTAATTGATTTAGTTTTTATGATGAATAATAACATATCATTGAGATTATTTAATTTGCGAGGCATATTGGGATTTTCCAAATCAATTTCTAAAAAATATTGATTTTCATTATAAATAATCGTTTTATTCCATAACATTTCTTTGCGATAAATTTGATTTATTTTAAATTTCCTTTTGATTATTTCATCTAAATATAAATCAAATGGAAATCCAATATATGAATAAAATAGGAGATTTTGATTAAATATTATGGAATAATCTAAGATTTCTTTATATTCATCGATTTCATTAATAATTTCACCGAAATTCATTTGAAATTTATTCCATAATGTCATATATTTTTAATTTTAATTATAATAATTAAATATAGAAATGTTAAATTTAAATATAGATAATATTGGAAATACAATAGGAACATTAATATTCTTCTTTATAATTGTTATTGGATTATTGATAATTATAGATGAAATATTTAATTTATCTAAATTTTGTTATAAATACACATATCTATATAATTATGGAAAATTGAATGAAAATGTTTGTAATAAAAATCTTATTGAATTTGAAAGAGCAAGATTTAGAGTTCATAATGAGATTAATAAATATAAAATGGAAAAGGATTTATTTAATAAAAATTGGATTAATTATGTCGTTTTTATCTCAATTCTATTAATGTCTATTATAATGTCTCTCGCATTTGGATATATATATTATCACCTATTTATTAATGATAATTTAGATTGTAATATAGAAGTTGAAAAATCATTTATAAATAAGATTTTAGAATGTACAAATTCTGGTTTTTATCTCCCAAATTGTACCATTAATTATTTAATATTATTTATAATTATTATAATCTATCCATTAATATTCATATCAAAATATTTAATAAATACGGATTATTCATTAGATAGCAATGGTAAATATACTAAATTATTTCATCTATTAGTTTTAATAAGTTTATTATATTTCGTATATATCTTATTTAATTCTAATAGATATGATGATATTGGATTATTCGTTTCATTTATAATCGTTTTTTATGTCATTAATATTACTTATAATAAGGCATTTGATGATTATTATAATATTAATAAAGGAACTAATATTTATTCACGTGATAAAACTCTCGTAGGAATTTTAAATAAATATTTTCATTTTGCGGATAATTATGATAATACTAATGATTTTAGGGATATTAATTTTTTCGAGATTTATAAACAACAAGAACCAACTAAACCAAAATTTATTCAAAAACCAGATGAATTAGAAGGCTTTAAATATTGTAAAGATGAAGATTTTACTGATGAAAAGAATAAATATTGTCATCAATTCGATACGACAGCTAAAAGAGATAATTATAAATTAATTAAGGATAAAATTAATGAATATTATAAAAATAAGAAACGATATGAAAAAGATATTAATACTTATAATTTGAAATATAATATTTATAAAAATAATAAAATTGAATTTCCCGAATTTGTTTCAGTTATTACTCATATGCTTCCTAAATTATTAGGCGTTGATAAAACTACACATATAATTGTATTTATTTGTTTATTAATATTCCTATTTTATTATAACTATCTTAAAACAAATGATAAGAAAGATGGTGCGAATTTCTTATTCAACACTATAATAACTTATATAATATGTCTATTATCTATATTAATATTGAGTAATTCGGTATTAACTTATAATACATATGTAAATAAATATTTAATTTATGAACCAATAGCATTTTATAAAGAAGATTTATTTAATATGGACGTATTATTTAATATTCTTTTAAATAAGGATACAAATAAAGGTTTATCGAATAATTATATTCATTTATATAATAAAATAAATTCTAAAAAATTATCTGTATTTAATTCTAATACAACTCCTACGAGTTTAGATGAAAATATTAAGAATATTGAAAAAGGGATATTGATTAAATCATTTGTTATTAATAAAGAAGCAGATATTGGTCTAAATAACTTTCGTAAGCAAATATTAAGAGTATTATACTCAGATTTATTAAAAATAAATTCTTCATTCGAGACTAGTATAATTCATGATTATAAAGGAGATATCGGCAATTCTATATATAATACATCATTAATACCTTATAATAAAGGTGGTTATGATAAAGAATTAAGAACCTTTTTTATAATAATTAAAAAAATTTTTGTGGAAGATAAGAGAGATTTTGATAAACATATACAAAAGATTAAGAATAATTTCAAAAATATTATTTATGGAGATATAAATAATATTACTTTGACTGTTCCAGCTAGTGAAACGCAATTTTATAATACATATTTAATAAAAGATTTTATAGCTGAAAATATTGATAATACTAAGAATAATGAATATACGAATTTATATTTGAATAATTTGAATTATATCAATATGATATTTGATTATTATAAGGAATTTTTACAAGAATTTAGAGATTTAATAATAGAATTATTTAATTCCACTGAGGTTATTTGTGAAAATAAAAATAATGTTATAAATATTAATACTAAGTTAAATCATTATTTCACGAAGATATTTAGTAATCCACAAGATTTTAATAATGATTATTCATTTAATTATACATTTAAAAATGAACCAAAAATTAATGTTTATAAACAAGTTCTCAAAATTAAGATTGATGAATTAAATATTAAATTTAATAAATATTTTAATATAATTAAAACAATCTTATTTCAAGGGTTTGACACAAGTGATACGAGTTCCTCGAATAAATTAGAATATAATATTATTAATAATTATAATTATTTTAATAAAGATACTACAAAACATTTATCACATCATTTATTACAATATTTCGTGAATATTAATAGTGATGACAAGAATAAATATGATAATTATGATAGTGAAAAATTATTAAAATTAAATTTATCTATTAATAATATTGGGTGGTCTTTCGTAATTTTAATAATTATCATTGCTATATTCTTAATAGAACCAATAATTATCCAATCTTAAATTAAAATGGAATTAAATCTTCTTGGAAATGATGAAATAGATGATTTAGATTTTGATTATATTCCTATAAATAATCTTCCTGTTTCTTATTTCCCTTTTAAAGATGTTGTATTACTTAATGAATTAAAAAAGATTAATAATGAAAATTTAAATTATGGGGAAGCAATTTCATCGCCAATTACAATTACTTCTGTATATAAATTACTTGTCAAAAAAAAAATTAAATTAAGGATAAATACTAAGGAAATTTTATTTGAAAAAGGTGTGTATATCTTCTATAATAATTTGAATAGTTTTGATATAGTCAAAAAAAATAATAGAGAATTTTATAAAGCACCTCATATAAATGATATCGTTTTAAATATTGAAGATAAAGAATTACATAATATAGCAAATATTAGCTCTACACAAAATAATATAGAATTATCAAATATTCAATTAGAAACTGCTGATAATCCAGATTATAAATTAATTGTTTATAAAAATGATGGAACATTAACATTATATCAAGATATCATATGTGATATTTTAATTGTTGGTGGTGGAGGTAATGGAGGTTGGTATGGAGGTGGCGGTGGAGGTGGAGGTGTTATAGAATATTTAGAATATTCATTAAAATCAGGTGATTATACGATTACTATTGGTAATATTAATATTATTGGTAATAATGGTAATACTACTATTAAAAAAGGTAATGATGATAATTTCTTATTAGGAGCAGGAGGTGGTGGTAATGGAGGTGGTCAAAATAAGACTGCTTCAAATGGAAGCATTAGTAATAATATTTCAGGAGGAGGTGGTGGCGGGCGTGGTGATACTTATGGAAGTATAAAAGGAGGTAAAAATGGTGGTAGTGGATTTAAAGGAGAAATATCAGGTGGAGGAGGGGGTGCTGGTGGTTTAGGAGAAGATGGGAATGAAAATAAGTCGGGTGATGGTGGTAATGGAAAATTAAGTAAAATCACGAATAAATATTATGGAGGTGGTGGTGGGGGTGCTTATTATAAAGGAGAAGTTGGGAAAGGTGGGAAAGGTGGAGGAGGAAAAGGTGGAAGTATAAATTCGGGTTCTTTGATAAATACGGGAGATGATGGGGAAACAAATACGGGAGGAGGTGGTGGAGGGACGACGAGATTAGGCGGTGGAGGTGGTTTTGGAGGTTCTGGAATAGTAATAATAAGGGTAGCAAATAAATATATAGAGAGTATAAATGATAGTGAATTAATATCGAGTTATGATACAAGAATTATTAATGATATTAATAATGAATTAAATAAAAAATTAATTGAATTTAATAATAATGATAAACCTTATAATTATCTTGGAATATATCCATTAATGATTTTAATTTTATTTATTTGGTTATTTATCTTTTTATTTTTATTAAAATTCGTTCATCATTATTTCACAAGTATTTATTTATATATATTAATTGGTTTTATTATAATATTATTGATATTTGGTTCTATGTGGTTTTTATATACAAATAATGATTTATTATAAAAATCCAATGTTTAATTAAAAATGAACGAATTTAATATAAATTTGGTTGGAAAACAAGAAAATATAAAAAAAGAGGAAATACTTAATAATTTTGATTTTAATTATCTTCCTATTAATAATCTTCCAATTTCTTATTTTCCTATTAAAGACCCATCAATAAGTGATGAAATTAAAAATAAAGATTTATCAACAGAAAATACTGCCGATTTTATTAATGATATTGATACAACTAAAAAAATATTAACATTTACTTCTAATAATTCATTTCAAATAACAAAAGATATTTATGTTGATATGTTATTAGTTGGAGGAGGTGGTGGTGGAGGGAATAATAATATAACTATTACAGGAACAGGAAATAATATTAATATAACAAGTGATAATAGTAATTATAGTTATGCTTTATTTAGAAATAATGGAACTTTTATAATTGATAGTGCTTTAAAAGCAGACGTTCTTATTGTTGGAGGCGGGGGTGGTGGTAGTTATGGTGGCGGTGGCGGTGGTGGTGTATTATATGGAAGCAATATTACAATTCCATCTGGTTCTTATGATATTATTATTGGTGCTGGTGGTATTAGTAGAACTAACGGGAAACCGACAACTGCTTTTGGAGCTACTTGTTATGGTGGTGGTTTTGGTGGTTATTTTAATAATTATACTGTTAATGGTGGAACAGGTGGTAGTGGTGGTGGAGCTGGTGCAAGTGGAAATCTAGAACATATTGATAATAATGTTATTGGAAATGTATTACCGCCAATTAAAGGAACAATATTAGCAGATGCTATATATTATGGAAATAATGGAGGATTAGGAGGAGGAGAACCACTTCAAGTTTATAATGCGTCAGGTGGTAATATTATTGGAGGAGGTGGTGGCGGTGGTGGTAATAATGGTTCAGACTCTATAAATTATAGAGGTGGTAATGGAGGCGATGGTGTTCTAATTAAAATAACTGGGGATAATTATTATTGGGGTGGTGGTGGTGGTGGTTTTTCTTCTATTAATAATGGAGGCAATGGTGGTAAAGGTGGTGGTGGAGGAGGAAAAGGTGTTACTGGTGGCGGAAGTGGTGGAACAAATGCTTTAAATAATGGCATAAATGCTTCGACATCTGTTAATGGAAATGGTGGTGCTAATACAGGTGGTGGTGGAGGTGGTAGTGATGGTTATAATGGAGGATATGGTGGTTCTGGTGTAGTTATTATTAGATATAAATCTGTTGGTAATGGTGGCGGTGGAGGTGGAGGTGAAGTAAAATATTTGAAAGAATATAAATTAAAAAAAGGTATCTATGATATAAATATAGGAAATGGTGGAATTCTTAATACAATTGGTCAATCAACATATTTAAATAAAAATAATATAAAGTTTATTGAAGCAATAGGGGGGAATTATGGAAATGGGTTAATAGGAGGTGCTCCAATTAAATATCATTATGGTAAAGGAGCTGATACTAATATTTTAACAGATAATTCTACATTAGGAGAATTAATAGATATTGATGGGACTGAAAAATATTATGGAAATGGTGGTTTAAAAAGTACAACTACTAATACAAGAACAGGTGATAAATTTCTTGATGGAAAAAATGGAGATGGTGGTAATGAAAATGGTTATAATGGAATTTTTATATTAAAATATAAAGATAATGATATTAATTTTATTAAAAAATATACTTCATTAACACCTTCTATTAATATTACTGGTTCTGGATTTACAATACAACCAACAAACGATAATTCTAATTATAAATTAATTATTTTTAGAAGTTCTGACAAAACTACTATTCTTACAATAAATAAAAATATTACTTGTGATATTTTATTGGTAGGTGGAGGTGGTGCTGGAGCAAAAGGAGGCGTTTTTGGTGGTGGTGGAGGAGGAGCTGGTTCTGTTATTTATTTAGTAAATGAAATATTAAGACCAAATACTTATAAAATTAATATAGGTATTGGTGGAATTGAGAATAGTAATCAAGAAATTACATATGAAAAATTTGGTAAATCAACTTTTATATATACAGATGGAGATATATATTATTGTGCGACAGGAGGAGGTTATGGTGCGGAGGGTGGGCATATAGGTTTTTCGGGTGGTTCATCAGGTGGTTCATCAGGCGGACAAGTAACAAAATCAAAACCTGTTTTACGTGAAATAACAAACGAATTTATATTTGGTAATAAACCAACTGGTGCTTATGGTAATATAGGTGGTGGTGGTTCATCATATGGAAATCGAAATGAATATAATTATGCTGGTGGAGGTGGAGGTGGTGCAAATAATGCTGGTGGCGATGGTTCAAATAATAAGGATGGTTTAGGAATAGCTGGTAATGGTGGAAATGGTAAAGAAATAAATATAACAGGAACTAATATTTATTATGGAGGAGGAGGTGGTGGTGGTTGTGCTTCATCTGCTTTATCAGCAGGTTTAGGAGGTTCAGGTGGAGGTGGTGCTGGTAGTAAAGGAGCAACGCCAGCAACATCAGGAGAACCTAATACAGGTAGTGGTGGAGGTGGTGGTGGTTTTGAAGGAAATAATAGTGGTAATTCTGGTGCTGGTGGTTCAGGAATAATTATTATAAGAGTTAAGAAAGAAGATTTGGAAGGAGGATTGTCAAGAGATGAAATGAATAAATTAATAGATAAGGATACAAGGATTATAAAAGATGTTAAGGATGAGTTCAGGAAGAAGATGATATTAATTGATAGTAATGAGATGCCTTATAATAAATTTTCAATATTTCCATTAACAATTTTAATTTTATTTATTTGGATTTTTATCTTTTTATTTTTATTAAAATTCGTTCATCATTATTTCACAAGTATTTATCTATATATTTTAATTTGTATTATAATATTCTTATTATTATTTGGTTCTATGTGGTTTTTATATAGTAATAATGATTTATAATAATAGAATATAATGAGTGAATTATTATTTAGTTTTAAAGATTTGGTGAATATTGGTTCAAGTTCGAATAGTTTTTTTGATATAAGTTCTATATTATTAGATGATAGTTATTTGAGGGCAATTAGTCCAAAAAGATTTAATTTTTATGTAAAATTTATATCTGGTCTGGGAAATCTAGAAGCATTAGAAAAATTCTTTTATAAAACCAAAGATACTCGTGATTATCACGAAGAATTAAAACAAAAGGTCATTAAATTTAATAAGATATTAAAAAGATTTTATGAAAATTTAGATGATACAAGTAGAGCAAAAGTAATCGGAAATATTAAGAAAACTCTTAAAAATAAATTCAAATATAACGATGAAACATTAGATAATATAATATCTACTTTGAAAATGGGAGGTGATGGCGGTGAAGATGATATTATGAAAGGTGAATTAAATAAAGGTAATCAAAAAATGAAAAATTTTATAACAAAAGTTCGTAATGTAGCACCAAATTTAGAAGCTAAACCTGTTGAAAATATTGAAGACTTAATTATAACAAAAGAAGAGAAACAAAAAATAGATGAACAATTAAAAAAATCAAAAGCAGAAATGATATCCAATTTAAAACCAATTTATAATAAATATAAGGATGATATTAATCCTAAAAATCTTGAAATTAAAACAATTGATAGAATAATATTTATTGCGACGACATTTATAATTCGTTTCATTACACTTATGTTAATTGATTGGGGATTATCAACGAATTTAATAAATAATTTTTATAGAGCCTTCTTATATTATTGTTTGATTTATCTATTATTCTTCATATTTATTGTAATGCTTGTGAATGTAGTGGTTGAATATCCTGTAATGGAATTATATTCAAGCACGAGTATAATTAATATCCCTAATTTATTCTATTATTTCTATATTTATACTAATGGATATATTAGATTATTAATTCATATATTTTTCATAATATTAATTCTTTTCATCCCCTATATTATAAATATTGATAAGATTAATTTTATAAGAAGCGAAGAACAGAAAGTGAATATTAGTTATGATTATGAAAAGAAAAAGAAGATATTAGATGCGATTAGTATATTCTCATTTATTATTTGGATATTAACAAGTATAATAGCATCTAAAAATTAAAATAATTAATTTAGATTGTATTTAATAATAGATGGATAATTCAGGGAGAGAAGAATTACTTTTAGAAGTAATTAAAGATTTTACTGGAATTACTTATCCTGAATATTCTAATGATAATGATATTAAAAAAAAGATATATCAATATATTTTAATACGTAAAAGATTTACTGAAAATCCAGATGATGTTAATTTCGTAGAAATGCAAAAATTAAGAAGATTACATAGATTTTTTTATGGTTCTACATTTAATCCTGAAAATCCTGATGCGAATATTTATAAAACTTCTATTTATAAGAAATTTAAATCTGTATTTGATAAAGTTGAAAAATTAGTTACTGAAACAAATGATATTAATGCCGATTTATTAAAATCATTAATTAGTATTATTTCAGTAAAATTTGATTCAAAAAAAAATAATAAAGATGATATTATTAATGAATATCTTAATAATACTATTATACCACTTATAAATAGCTATAAAGGTATTGGTGTTGTCGCTGATTTGAAAGAAGAAGCCGAAACCATTCCAAAAAATACTTTTGAAAATCAAATTGAAAAAGAAGTTATAAATAAAAAAGACGAACAAGATAAACAAAAAGAAACAGATAAGAATAAAAAAATAAATGACGCAAAAACAAAAGCAAAAGAAAGAGCGGATAAAGCAATAGAAGATAAAAAAACAAGAATTAACGCAAATAAAGAAACAGGTGTTAAACCAGTCGTTGAAGCTGATGGAACTGTTTCAACAGGTGATAAAGCTGATGGAACTGGTGTTAAAACTGCTGATGAAACAGGTGTTAAAGCTGAAAAAAAACCAGATGATAAAGCAGATGGAAAAAAATTATTTGAAATAGCACAAGAAACTATAAAAAATCAATTAGAAAAACCTAATACAACAACTGAACCACAAGAAATAACATTTAAAATAGATGATGTCGAATTTGATTATAAAGAAAAAGATTACATAAGAATGAAAGAATATTTACAAGCTTTATATTTACCGCTTGAATTTTTTGATGATGAATATGTTAATTTAATTAATGATATTATTGAAGAATTTAATAAATTAGATACATTTAAAATAAGTGAATATGATCCTAAAACATCAAAAGATAAATTTTTAAAAAATATAGATGATGATCTTGAAAAATATTTGAAGGAAAAACATTTTGACATAAATAAAATATTTGAAAGTTATATTAATGAAACAAATAATTTTGATGATGTTAATATAATATTATCATTATTTAGAATTCAAGATAAAACATTAAAATTTGATGAAACAATAAAAGATGAAAAATATAAACAAAAATTAAATTTTTTAAGCAAATTAATAAATTGTAAGACATATATTGAAGCTTCAACAACTATTTTAAATAATGATTTATTAATATTATTCACAGAATTTTCAGAATTAAATAATGATTATAAAATATTAGATATTATTAATTATTTAAAATTTTTAATTACGATTATTAAAAAATTTAAAATAACTACTGAATATTCTAATGAATTACAAAAGATTAATTTTAAAAATGATGAATTAATTGAAACATATATAATTTTAATAAATTTATTAGCATCTTTAAGTGAAAAATTAAATATAGTTTATTATGATTTTCATATTCATTTGAAATTATTTAGATTTTTAATTAAAAAAAATGATGAAGAAGCTATTAAAAAATTAATTAATTATCTAAATCCTGATATTAGTGATGATTTAGCAAGAAAAATTATGGATGAATATAATACATTAAAATCTAAACAAACAGGAGGAAGTGGAATTGAAAAAGAAGATTATTTATTAAATAAAATAATATTAAAATATCTAAAATATGATGATAAAAAAATTGAAGGAATAATAAAAGGTGATACAGAATTAACAGATGATATTAGAGAAAAATTAAGAATTCAAAAATTTTTATCAAGAAGTGATAATCCCTTAAAATATAAAGGTGATAAACTTGGTTTTAAATATATTTTAGATGATAGCTATTTTAATAAAAAAAAACATAATAAAATAAATTGGGATACAATCGTATTTTACGAAGACAAGAAATATAAATTAAAAGATGTTGTTTATCTTGAAAATAAATCATCGAAATTACCTCAATTTTTTGAAAAAGAAACTAATTATTCAAATGTTAATAAATATTTAACATTATTTAGTTTAATTGAAGATGGTAATAAATTTAATGAATTTAAAATAGAAGTAAAACATTTATTTGATATAGATATTGATGATAAGAATTATAAAAATTTTAATGAATTATTTAATAAAGAAATAGAAGATTTAAAAATACCTGATATAAATGATGATACTACAAGTGAAGAGAAAATAAAAAAATTAAAGGATTTAATTGAACCAAAAAATAATGATTTAAGTTATTATATAGATAAGAATAACGCATATAAAACAGATGTTTTAAGAATATTATTTGAAAAAAAACAAAATAATTATAATGAAGATATAAAAAAAATATTACAAGAGAATGATAAAAGTATTGATTTACATTTAAAAAGATTAGAATATGGTAATAATTTTGATGTATATTATTATTTAAAAGATGATAATACTATAACAGGCGGATTTATTGATGAATTCTTATTACCTTTTGATTTTTATTATTTCACATCATCATCTTCTTATGGAAGTAAAAATATAAGAGAAAGAGATATAATTAGAAAAATTTTTAAGGAAAAAGAAATTTTAAAAAAAAATTGTTATGTCATTCATCATTATTTTAAAGATAATTATTCTAAAACTTTTGAAATTCCTTTAAAAGAATTATTAACATTAGATGAAGATGATTATTATTATAAAGAGGATAATAAATATCAGTTATATTATAATAAATCATTTAAAATAAAAATTTTATTATATAAAAGAATATTAAATTTATTTCAAAAATTTGAATTTAACGATTCATTAAAAGAAAGAGGTTATTCTAAATATTTTATAGATAAGATATTAGAAATTTTAAGTAATGATAATATTCAAGATTATTATTATTATATTCTTGATTATTTAGAAGAAACTGGAAAATTAAAACAAAAACTTTTTATAAATATTAATAAAAAAGAAGAAATAGACAAATATAAAGATAAATCATATGAATATATATCATTTGATAAATTTAAACAAAATATTGATTTTAAATTAATAGATGGTTCTTATATTAAATATAATAACATAGATGATATTCATTATTTAATAAAAACAAAAATAGGTAAAAATAAAATAAAAGAATATTTAAAACTTACTCCAAAAACTACTTCTATATATTATTTTGATAATGGTGAATTATATGAATTAACTTTTTATGATATTTTAAAAGATAAACAGCATACAATTGCTGGATTATCATCTACATTTTTAAAAAAAATTAAAAATATTGATATTGAAACAAAAATTAAAAATAACGAAAAATTTAAATTATCATCTGTTAAAGCTACTGCTTCTGCTATATATAATGCTACTATAGCTACTTTATCCCAAGCATCTGGTAAATTGGATTCAAATATTGATGATAATGAAGAAGAGGAAGAAGATGATGATGGAAATAATATTAAATCTAAATCTATATCCAATTCATCGCGTATTTTTAATATGTTTAAATCACAACCATCTAAACCCTCAAAAATTGATGCTATTACTCAAAAATCTAAACCCTTAAATACTGATGATAATGAAGAAGAAGAGGAAGAACAAGATGGAGGTTTTAAGAATATTATTGAATTGGAAGATGTATTTAAATTATATTTTAATAGTGATGAGGAAATAACTAATATATATAAATTATATTTTATTATTAATATTTATGGATTTTATAATGAAGATAATGAAGAAATTAAGGATTTATTAGAAATAATTAAGATAGATGTTTTTAATGATGATATCATAGATACTATTAAAAGCTTAACGACAAAAATTTATCATAATTCCATGGGTATATATGAAGATTATTTAAGATTTTTTGATATTACTGATACGATTATTAAGAATTTTTGTCAAAAACGAACATTAATTCTTAAATATTTAAATATGAATTTTATTTATGAATTTTATAAAAATTATCAAAAAAAAGATATTAATATTCAAATAAATATTAATGGAACTATTCTTAAAATTAATAAATCTTTGACTGAAATTAAAAAAGAAATTGATGAAATATTTATAAATGGCGAAGGATTGTTTCCCAAATCTTCTTATGTAATTTCCATTAATTCATATGATAATGAAATAGATAATTTCATTCATTTTATTTATGAATTTACTAAAAATGAAATAACAGAAATAACGAATTTAAATGATTTAAATGCTTACATAGTTCTTCAATTATTATCAAATGAAAATGATATAATAAGTCTTTCTATAAATGACGAAATATTCACAATTGATAATATCGATAATCATCCATATAAATTACATATGACAGATAATTTTGATATTAAGATTAAATTAAATGATGTTCAAATGCGTTTATATAAGAAATTATTTGGAATGGAAAATAAACAAAGTTTATTAGGAATATTAGGAAAAGAATTTTATTATCTCGATTTTAATATTAAAGAAAAATCTAAATTCAAATTTCATTTAAATTACGAAATAATTCCATTTATATCTTATTCAAATTTAGATGAAAATTTCAAAAGAACTATTATTAATTATAATTCCTTTAAACCAATGATGATAGACGAATTATCTAATTTATCAATATTATCGATTGAAAAAAATTTCATGATATTTCTTATAAATTATGGGATATTAATAGGAAGCACATTATTTTCACAAATAAATATTAAAAATTTCATAACACTTATATATATCTATTTCACGATTAAAAATAATACAAGGAAATATTTAGAATTATATAATTATAATGGAGAAAATTCTTTAATAATTATATATAGAGATTATATAAAATCAGTGAATTTCATTAGTTTCATTAAATCCATATTATTCCTTATGAGAATTAAATTAAATCTTAATATGAATTTAAAGAATTTTATACAAAATGTTATACAATTCAAAGATAAATTTGTAATAAAAACTCCTATTAAGATTGATGTTAATTTCATTCAAACCTTATTTAATACAACTTCTTATACAGTTGATGAGAAATTCATAGAAATCTTTTATTCTTCTTTTCTTCTGGTTTATAAAAATTGTGTGAAAAGAAAGGCAAATAATGATGTTATAAAGATGTTAAATATCTATTTAATTCCTTGTTTGCGTTTCTTTAATAATAAGATTAATATAAGAGATGTCGAAAATGAGGTTTTAGATATTAAGGCAATGGAATATTTAAGATTAATAGGAAATTTGAAAAAAGGTGGTGAAATAGAACTTCCAAAAAATCCAGTGAATTTTGAAAAAGCTAAGAAGGAATTAAAAGAAGGTGAAAATGTAGAATTAACAACAGATTTAAAAGATAATAGCAAGGAGATATTAAAATTATTAGAAGTATTTAATAATTTTTATAATGAATTAAATAAATTAGATGTTGAAAAATTAAAAGAAAAATTTAAAACTATTATTGAAATATATTTTAAAATTTTAGATGGAGATTTTAAGGATGAAAAAGGTCAAACAATAGTGAATATATATATAATAACACCAGATAAAAAAGATTTATTTGTTAATTTGAAAGATGTTGATCAAAAAGATGTAAAAAAAGAATTACAAAAAATTATAACAATAAATGATAAGATTAATTTTAATGAAACAAAAATAAAAGAATTAATTGAAGAATTTTCATATGAAACTAATGATGAAAATAAAATACATAATTTAAATGATTTAGCTAAAAATTTAAAATTAGTATTAAAATTATTAAATGATATGAAGATTAGTTTAGAAAATGAAAAAGATGGTATTAAAAAATTTAAAGGGAAAAGTATAGAAATTGATAATATATTTGATGAATTTTATCCAAAAGAAGAAAATGAAAAATCACTAATGGATATATTAGAAGATTTTGTATTTCAATATAAAAAAAAGATAGATAAATTTATAAAAATTCTTAAAGATACGGTTGTAAAATATGAATCATTAAAAAAAGAACTTGATGAAAATACAAAAAATCAAAAAGATTTTATTAGAAAAAAAGAAGAAGTTGAAGCAAGAAATATAAATGAACGACAAGAAGAACTAAAACAAAAAATTAAAGGATTAAATAAACAAATAGACGAAAATAAAAATAATATAAATAAATATAAAACACAAATAGATGAATATAATAAAGCAAATGTAGAACCAGATAAAATTAAATTACTTGATGAAAAAATTAAAACTTTGGATAATGAAAATATAAGTTTAAAACAGGATTTGAAAAAATTAGAAGATGAATTAAAAGAAGAAAGAATGAATAAAAAAGGAGGAGCTTTTGATGTAAAAGATGATAATGATATTGGTGATTTATTAAATAAAGATATTACATTTAAAGATAAAGATGAAGATATTACATTTGAAGAAAGAAAAAATCAAATTAAAAAGAGATTTGATAATATTAAAAAAGATTATAGAAAATTAAAAGTATCTACATATATTCCTAATAGTGCTCATAAAGACCAAATATTAGAAAAATTCATTGATAATAAAGGTAATACGTTATTCGAACAAATCTTAAATAATTATGCGAAAGATATTAAAGAAAAGAATTATGATATAGCAAATGCTAATTTTTACGAAAGTGTTGAGAATAATAATCTTGACCCATTAAAAGAACTTGAATTAACTTTTAATGATAAATTAATATTCGCCTTTTTAATCATCTTTTTAAGATATGGTGCCCTCTATACTACTTATAAATTCATTGATAATAAATTCGTGAAATCTATTAAAGAAGCCATCATTTATTATTCAATAAGTTATGTAGCAATACTATTCTTATTCGTCGTTATTGTTAATGTTGATTTATTTAGATTAAGAATTGTTTTTAATTATTGTAATTTACATATAAATTCCAGTGGAATTTTATCCCATATGGTTATAAAAATAATCATAGGATATATCATCTATCTTTTAATTATTAATTTGGATAATGAACCGATACCGACATATTTATCCAAAAATCAAATAATTAAATTGAAAAATAAATTAGATATTTTATCAATGATTGTATTAGTATTCCTATTAATCTTCGTGATAATTATTTAGAATAATATTTGAATAATAATGAAAATTGATTATTATAATTAAATAATTTAGCGTCTATGAAATCCTTATATTCAAGATTTTCGGGATATATATAAATCTTATCATTTTTAATATCAGCTATCTTATTATCCCTCGAAGTTCCATCCTTCATTATTAATTTAATCTTATCATTTTTATTAAATAGATGAATATTATCTATTTTCAGCGAATACATTTCATCATTCTTATCATATATGACATTATATATAGTTGAATAATATTCATCAAAATCAATAATATTATTTAAAAAATCATAAATAACTATTATCCATTTATTATTATTAAGATTAATCTCATTATAATTCTCCGTTATTGGTTTCCATATATCCCATTTATTTTCAAATGTAGGTATAAATGTATAATTATTATTTTTTATTCCATCATTTATAGATAATATTAAATATGGTGTTTCTTTCCTGATATTTGATGGAATACATAAATAACACGGAAATATGGAATTTGATTTAATATTAATAGATGGGGTAATTTTAAAATTATTCCTTATCGTATTTATAATAAATGTTTTATATGATATATGTCTATCTTCATTAGTTATTTGAATTTGCGGAATTATCATATCTTCTTTCGCTAATGTTGATGATATTGGCTGAGATGCGGGAATTGTTGAAATTTTATCAATATTATTCCTTACATTTTCTAATTCCTTAACTCTACTATCTATATCAGTCTTAATAGGTTGTGAAAATAATTGATTGATTTTTTTTAAAATTTCCTTATTAATATCATTCGTAGGTGTTTGATTTTCTTGATAAAATGTTTTATAAATAATTAAAAAATCTTCTTTTGGATATTGATTTATATTAAATTTATCATTTAACATTTTTAACGAAATTTTATATAATTCTTCAAAATCCATATTTGATAATAAATTTATGATTTTATTTTAAGTGAATTTATATTCGGTCTAAATATCTTATTCCTTAATTTCTTCATAACATCGTCTTTATATCCCTCAAAACTAATGATTTCTTCAAATTCTATATCATTATTTGTCCTTAATATTGATATCCAACGCGTTTGAAATGCTATTGAAAAAACCCCACATTCCGTCGTGCTAAATTGATGTCTATTATTATTAACCCTTATTATAAATGGCTTTTTAAATAATTCCTCCGCTTGTTTCTTAATATCATCAAATACCGGTTGTAAGTCCTTTGGAATTCTTCCTGTCGTGCTATCATAATAATAACCGCCATATGATTTTAAAGAAGGGTCAAGAACAAAGAAAGATGATGTCCAATGTGTTCCTACTTCATGTGCTCTCGATAAATTAGTTATGAAACCTATATAAGAGATATCGGGGTTCTTTTCAATGATTTTTTTGAGATTTATCGGATTTTTAGGAATTCCAAAATCTATCGAAAAAACTCCAATAAATTTATATTTATATTCCGCAACATTATCATATTGAATAAGACATTTATGAATATCGTGATTTGATAACCATTCAACGGGATTTGAAACCCAATCGGCGGGTTGCGATGGTCTTAAATCCTTCTTTTCAATTGGTCTTAGCTGATCAATGATATTCGGTTTATTTAATTTATTGGCGATATGTATGAGAATTTCCGTCCAACTCCAATAAGTATTATCTTTACGAAGATAAGATTTAAATTTATCATCTAATTTCTTGAATAATTCTGGCGCTTCTTCGGTGGAATTATAAATGATTTTATCGAGAGGAAGGAGATAATTCCAAACGTTTATGATAGTAGTTAATGAATTTTTAGTATAACAAATCTTATTATTATGCCGAATAGCAATGGGACTACAATATTCTAACTCCATTATTTTTCTATAAATATGACATTTAAAAATAAAAAATGATTAATATATTAATATTTTAAAATAATATAATGACAGCAATAGGGGATTTACGAACCTTTTTAGATAATTATAAGAGTGATAAAGGGAAGCCATTCTCAAATACGAGTATGGGTATTCCAAGGGTTTCCGTAAATATACCGGCTGATTGTTATGATACATTCTTAAATTTATATGAATTAGCGATTACTAATGGTGTTCAATTACATTTAACCGAAAAACCATTAGACCCAAGTCCTATTCGTGTAGATTTAGATTTCCGTTTTAGTCCAGATATTAATAATGAAGGTATAACGAAGATACGTAGGAAATATGAAGATAGTAATATATTAACTATTGTTGATTGCTATTTCAAGATTATCAATACTTATTTAGATGTTAGTGAAGACCAGAATATTGCTTATGTAATGGAGAAACCAAGTCCAAGCGAATTTCGTGGAAAAATTAAAGATGGTATTCATATTGTTTTTCCTCATATAATTATTAATAATAATATTCAACATTTTATTAGAACAAAGATTTTAGAGAAAGGTATTGATATCTTCAATATTCCTGACATATGTTCCTTATATGAAGATATTGTAGATAAGGCGATTATTAGTGCTAATTGTTGGTTATTATATGGTAGTAAAAAACCGGATGGTGATGCGTATAGAGTTTCCAAGATTTATAAATTTAATAAAGAAGAACAAAAGACATATTTAAATGAATATGAAATAAGTGCGAAAGATGAAATTGATTTTATTAGATTATTTTCCATGAGGAAGACTAATGTAAAAGAGAATGAGATAAGTTTAGAGAAGAAGAATGATGTTAATGAATATATTCGCCATATATTACCTATGATGGATAAGAAAAAGAAAGACAAATTGGATAGTAATATTATTTCTAATAAAATCTTGAATATGGTAAAGAATTTTACTAATGATGATGAATATATTCTCGCGAAAGAATTAGTGAGCGAATGTTTATCACATTCACGCGCTGATAAATATGACGATTGGATTAATCTTGGTTGGACTTTGCGAAATATTGATTATCGTTTATTAAATACGTGGATTGAATTTTCAAAAATTAGTAGTAGTTATATGGAAGGAGAATGTCAGCAATTATGGAATAAGATGAAGAAAGAAAATTTAGGAATGGGAACTTTAAGATGGTGGGCGAAAGAAGATAACCTTCAAAAATATTTGGAAATTATTAATAATCAAGTTCTACCTTTAATTGATATCGCTATTACAAGTAATGGAACTCATTATGATGTCGCCAAAGTTGTTCAAGGAATATATAAAGGAGAATATAAGGCGATTAGTGGGAATATATGGTTTAAATATGATAAAGATAAACATAGATGGGTTAAAACCAAAGAAGGGTTGAAACTTAAAAAAGAATTGAGTGAAGAAATTTGTAAGAAATTCCTTGATAGAGCAACATATTATAATCAAAAAGTAGCATTATCAAGCGATGAAGGAGAAAAAGAATTATTAAATAAGAAAAGCGCGAGTGCTATGAAAATTGCTTTCCAATTGAAAAATACGGGATATAAAGAAAATATTATGAAAGAATGTAAATGCTTGTTCGTAGATGAGAAATTTGAAGAATTATTAGATAGCAAATCTCATTTGTTGGGATTTGAAAATGGAGTATATGATTTGAAACTTCATTTATTTCGCGAAGGAATGCCCGAAGATTTCATATCATTTGGAACAAATAAATATTATACACCTTATGATGAAACATGCGATGAAGTAATTGAAATTAATGATTTCTTTGCTAAATTATTCGTAAGTGAAGCAGTTAGAAATTATGTTCTTGATATTCTCGCATGCGCTATTGATGGTAGTATTATTCAAGAAAGGTTCTATATCTTCATTGGAGAAGGTAGCAATGGAAAATCAAGATTATTAGATTTAATTCAAAAATCCATTGGTGATTATTACTCAACTCTCCCTATTTCTCTATTAACACAGAAAAGAGCTTCATCCAATTCAGCTCAATCGGAATTAGAAAGAACAAAAGGTAGGCGTTTTGCCGTATTATCAGAGCCAAGTGAAGAAGATAAATTAAATATTGGTTTAATGAAGGAATTATCAGGTAATGATAGAATTTTAGTAAGAGGATTATTTAAAGAACCTATTGAATTTAAACCACAATTTAAGATGATATTAGCTTGTAATCATTTACCTGAGGTTACTGCAAATGACCATTCTGTGTGGCGGCGTATTAGATTGATCTCCTTTCAATCTAAATTTTGCGAAAATCCAAACCCAGAAAAAAAGAATGAATTTCCAATGGATATTGATTTAAATGATAAAATTGACAAATTTTCAAATATGTTCATATCTATGTTAATTCATAGACATAAAAATATTAATCCGCTTAAAATCGTTGAACCTCGCGAAGTTATTAATTCAACAAATAATTACAGAGAAAATAATGATTTGATTGGACAATATATTAATGATAGTATAGTTGTTGATAAAGATAGTAAAGATGGAATGAAAGTAATGGAATTATATTCAGATTTCAAATTATGGTTAGCAAATGATAATAATTCTAAAAATAAGAAGATTGATAGAAATCAATTTAGGTCATATTTCGAGAAAATTTATGGAATTTATAATCAATCAAAAGGATGGATGAATATTAGATTTAAAACCGAAAAAGAAAGAGAACAATAATTATAAATATTGTGAATATTTTGATAAGAATTCTTTCCATAAATTTTTAATATCTTCGTTTTTCATCGCATATAAATTTTTTTTATAACTTCGAGTTTGACAAATAAGCCATGAGCCTAATTTAGAAATTTCTTTATTATCATCATTACATGAAGGACGTTTCTTATTTTCTTCAATATAATTTATTAATATTCTTAAATTATCATTCCATATTTCTTCATTACTTTTAATTCTAAATATATAATTATATTTATTTATAAATTCTTTCCAAAAATTATAAATTTCTTCTTCTTTCATTATATATTTTTTATTTTTATAATTACTTTGTTGATCTGTTATTCATTATGAAATTAAATAAAAATCCTAAAATCATTTTTTAATATGATTTCAAGAATAAAAATAAAACTTATAATTATGTTGCTGGATGCTTCTTACACAAGAAGCGAAAATAAACCAATATAGCGGTGGTTAGATTGCTGGATGCTCCTTATACAAGAAGCGATAATAAACACCTTTCAACGGATATATCAAATTGCTGGCTGTATTTTATACAAAATACCTTAATTTATTTAATAAACCTAATTCTTAAATAGTTTTTTATATTTAAATATATATAAAATTTTATGATATATGATATATAATGTCTAATATAAGTCATACGGAAAATGGGGCGATTTCGCTTAAAACTTCTGGAAATATGATAGTAGATTATTATATGATGTATTCGAGAACTTTAAAAAGGGATGTAAATTTTAAATATTTGAATGAATGTTGGAAAATTAATCCATATCAAACAATTGCGATTATTTTTAATGGAAGAGATAGAGTGAATGGAAAGAAAGAGAAGAAGATTTCTAATGAATGTATTTTCTGGTTAAAAAAGAATAAACCAAATACCTATAAATTAAATATTCTTAATTATATAAATAAATATGGATGTTGGAAAGATATTCTATGTTTCGCCGATAATTATGAATTACATTTAATAGCTACTAAATTAAAAGAAGATAAAGAATTATTGAATGAAGATAAACAGATTTCTCTATGTGCTAAATGGTCTCCAAGTGAAAATGATAGAAATGATAAGAGAAGATGTTTAGCACAAAAAATAGCTTCTATGTTATATTCAAAAGATGATAAACATAAGATGGAGAAATATAGGAAGGAATATTTAGTTCCTTTAAGGAAAAAATTAGAAATCGTCGAAACTAAGATGTGTAATAAAGAATGGGATAAAATCTCATATTCTCATGTTCCTTCTATTGCTTCTAAGAAATATTTAGACGTATTTTTAAAACATGATAAGGAAAGATATTTAAATTATCTTAAAGATGTTCGTAATGGTAAGGAAAAAATTAATATTACTGGTATTCTTCCCCATGAATTATTAAAATATTATTTTGAAAACAAGAAAGAAAATGAAACTATTGAATTACAATGGAAATCTATCGTAGATAATATTAAATCATCTGGATTATTAAAAAATGCTATTCCTATTATTGATTTATCCGGTTCTATGTTTAGTGCGAGTAATGGTGATATTCCAGCCAGATGTGCTATTTCACTTGGAATATTAATTTCTTTATGTTGTGAAGGCAAGTTTCATAAGAAAATTATTTCATTTAGTGAGAGACCAGCAATTATTAATTTAAATTCCGATAGTTTATTTGAATGTTATAAAGAAATGTTAAAAATTCCAGTAGGTTTTAATACTAATTTTATATCTTGTTCTGAATTAATTATTAATTTAGGGAAATTGTTTTCAATCCCTGATGAAGAAATGCCTAAAAAACTCGTGGTATTAACTGATATGGAATTTGATAAAGTTACTGATAATCCTTATGATTTGAATACAACATATGAACATATTGTTAAAATGTATAAAGATAATAATTATACACCTCCTAAATTTATCTTCTGGAATTTAAATTCAGATCATAATGAAAATTTTCCGGTTAGATGTGATGTTGAAGGAACGGCGATGATTTCAGGATTTTCTGAGCAACTCCTTAAAATATTTATGAATTATGATGAATTCAATCCATCTTTAATAGTCGAAGAAATATTATCGCCTTATATTAAAGATATTATAATTGATGATAATGAATTATCCGCCACATCATAAACATAAATTGAGAAATATCAAATTTAAATTTAATATGGATAAAAGGGAATATGATGGACCATTAATAAATAGGAATACTCAATATTGGAAGGATTTATATGAAAATATAGATATGTTATATATGAATAAGACTAAATTACCAAAAGGAACTATTTTATATAGATGTTCTACGGATGAAAATCCTTATAATATTAAAACTTCTAATGATGTTATTTATTTTGGTTTGGATTTTGTCATATGTACGTGGTTCGCATTAGAAATAAATGAAAAATCTTCTGAATATGTTAAATGTTATTTACATATTTATGAATTAAAAAAAGATGTTCCATATAAATATCTTTATAGTTTAGGTGGCGATGGTGTTCCCATGGAATTAGACCCAAAGACATGTATAAAAAAAGCATGTATTCACCCACAAGAAATATTACAT